TTGTAATGTCTAGTGATAATCTAATTGTGCCAGAAGCAGCGGAAGCATTATCATAAAAATCAATTTGCCCTGCTGTACCACCTGGTTTAATTTGATATCCTTTGACGCGTACAGGGTACGCAGCTACTGCTCCATCAGCATTTAAATGTGTGGCTAATATATCAGTTTGCATCATAATTAATCTCCTTAGATTAAGAAAGGGTTAATTAACTTGCTTTAATTACAATTACGTTATAGGTTGCTGATGCTGGGTCTACTGAAGATCCTGTAATATTAGTAGCGCGAACAGTGACTGTGTCAGCTGCTGAAACAAACGCATTAAATACAATTCCTGCTGTGGGTGCAACGGGTAAGCCTAATATAACAGCGTCGTTAGCTGCGGCGCCGGTTACGGTAATAGTTAAGTCTTCTTGAGCTGCTGCTGCAATAGAAGCAAAATTAAGAGCGGCTGAAGCGCCTAAAACGTTTGCGAGAGTAAGTCCAGTTGATCCAACAAAACCGTTATCAGATTTGACTGGGCCTGAGAATGTTGTTTGTGCCATGATATTTTTCCTTCATACAAAGTTAAGCTTATCCGTCTTGTATGCGTCTGCCGGGACAGTCTGATAAGCCGGGTAACCCGGATTCCCAAATAATACCTGAATTGGTACTATTTGCAAGCATTATATCATAATGTAAAAAGAAAAAGGGGACATTCAGCCCCCTAATTAAAACAATATAATTACTTGTTCATTACGTACATAGTTACTTCAAAACCAAATCTCATTTCTGTTGCAGCTGGTTTAGTCCACATAACGTTCTCCTTTATAGATCAATTGTTCTATTTTTTAGTACACCCCATGTGTACAGTTGTCAATATATTACTTTTTTGCATTTAATTCTTACGAAAAACCATGAAAAAAGGGCCTACGTTTTAAGTAAGCCCCTTAGTAGTACGTAGCAAAATGCTAATTAAGCGCCTGGTGAACCAAACATACCAAGTGGATCTGAGAATCCAAATGAATAACGTTCACGGGCTTTGTAACGAACGTTGCCTGTATCAAAGTCACCATCCATAGAGGTTGATAACGGTGTACGGACAAAGTGTTTCATGCCGTTAGGTACATCAGTTGTTAAGAAATATGCATCAGAATCTGTCAAGTAATGGTTAATTGTATAACCCTCTGGGATTGATCCATTGTTCTTAATTGCGTTGATATCGTTGTCAGCTGTTGATACACGTAATTCAGTTTCAAGCAAACGAGTTGCAACGAATTGATTACTTGGAGCAACAACTAATTTACGAGGTTGAGCAGCAATTAATAGACCACGCTCATCTGTCCAAGCTGCAATTTGAATAACCGCATTTTCAAGTGCAGTTTCATTTAAGTCAGTTGGAGTTGATTGAGTGTTGCTGTTTGTGCCGCCACTAACAAGTGGGTGAGCTGTACTAAATAATGCTACACCATCACCACCAGCATATACGCCGGCAGTAAAGCCATTGTTTAATACTGAGGCAGCCTTAACTTGTTTTGTGTATGCCATAGCGCGAGCTAAAGCTTTTGTGTAACGTGCTGATAATGTGTCATACAAGTTATCTTCTACAGCTTCTTCTGTGAGGGAGAAACAAAGAGCAATAGTTTGATGATTATATCGAGCAGTAAAAGCTTCTTGCGCATTGTCATAAGCGATGGCTGAGCCTTCGTTTTTAACTGGTGCTGCTGAAAAGCCTGATAGTTTTGTTTCTTCTTCGAAAGAACGTTCTGAAGTCTCTGTTTCATAGATTTCTTTGTGTTCTTCGCCGTAACGTTTATACTCTAGACCAAACAAAGCGTTAAGTCCTGGGAGTAGCTCTTTAAGGAGCTGTGCGCGTGAAATAGCCATGTGTTATTCTCCTTATACGCCGGTTGAGTTGTTATACTGATGCATAGTTGCATTAATCTTAACGATAAACTCAACAAATGAATCAGTGCCAGTTGCAGTATCTCTAACCACATCAATAATACGAATAGGTAGAGTGTTAGTAGTAGCTTGCGTTCCTTCATCAATCGCTACTTTTGAATCACCAGTAACAGTTGATCCAGCATTTTGAATTAAAGCGATGTTATTACCAATCGCAGATTTACCCATAGCAGCTACAGTTGTTGTAGAAGAACATGAAACTACTTGGAATAATGTATCAGGATCATCTGCAACGACTGCAAAAATTTGAGTGCCTGATTTAATTGATTGTGAAGCTGGGTAAAACTGTTGTTGTTGTACTTGACCGGTAGAACCATTTGTGAACTGCACACCTAAAAACACACCGCAAGGTGTAGCTGTAGTTGTACCTGTGTCTTTTTCAATTGTTCCATCGGAAACACGTTTTACTAAATCGCCATAGAAAATGTTCGTAGCATAGCCATCTGCAATTTCCATTAAGCGAGTTGACCCCGCAAAAACTTGACCACCAATTAAATTAACTGGTTTTAAGCCATACGGAGCGTCTACGGTTGGATAAGCCATAATTGTCTCCTTTAAATATTTATATTAATTACCTTTACCAAACGACGTTGTAGCTTTCTTTTCTGAAAAAAGAGGCATACGCGGATCGTTTTGTTTCATAAAGCTGTTGTCCACTGCATCGGCTTGTTGTTTTGCCATGTTTTCATAGTGAGCCTTACGTTGAGCAACAAACTCTTCTGGTATCTTGCATAATAATAGTCCACCAATTTCAACTCCGTCTTTAAACCGAGCATTTTGGTCAACCATTATTTTCATTTCAGGGTGGTCCGCTAATTTAACGGGTTCCCATCCTTCACGCATTTTGGAAGAAACATTTAGATTATCAGCATCGTTTAAAACACTAGTACGAATCCAGCGATATGCCCAACCAGGTACCTTTTTAAACTCAGGTAATAGTGAGGCGGGTTTCCAGCTATCTGCGCGTTGAAATTCTTCTCGTACTTCTAAATCACGATCTAATCTTTTATTATCCATTTGCATTCTCCAATTTTAAAGTTTCTCTTGCATATTGTTCCGGTGTTATACCAAATTTCTTGGCTAACGCTACTTGTGTCTTCGTTAATCGTACTTTTTTAGGCGCGGTACTACGCGTTGCCGGAGCAACTACAGTCGAAGGTTTAGTGCGCTCGGCGGGTTTTTCCTCGTCTAGCGTTGCATCCCCAAAGTATTCTGGGAATCGTTTCTGCATCGTACTATCTATACGACGGTAATATTCATCAGATGTAGGACTGATCCCACTTCTAACTAATTTCTCATGTAGACCTAGCGCTAAGCTGGTCATTTCTTCATCTTTACCAAACCATTCGTTTTTATCTTGCCAAGCAGCTGCTTTAGCGTCAGGTTTAAATGAAGGTTGTTCATTTTGTGGTATATATACAGGATTTTCTGGCTCTTGTCCAGCATTTTTAAACTGAGGTTTATATTGCTGTACTTGAGACAATTTAAATTGAGCTTCATTCATCTTAGTTTGAGCATCAATTATCTTCTCAGTATCACCTGAATCATAAGCCTCACGATAATCTCTTTTAGCTATAGCTAATTGATTTTCTAGCGAAATACTTACGGCTTTTATATATTCTTCTTCACCAGAACTTAAAGAAGATTTAAGTTTTTTATTTTCATCAACAACTTGTTGTGCATATTTAATTGCTTCTTGACGTTCTCTATCAGCAGCTTCTTTAGCACGTCTTTCGTCATGCCAAACCTTTTTAAGCTGAGCCATACGTTGTTTAACACGTTCAGAATAATCTTCTAATGCGTCATTTTCTAGTTCTTCAACTTTTTCTTTTGGTAAAGGTTCTTTACCTTTGTCCTCAGCAGGAGTATCGTCTTCAATTTCAAGATCAATATCGTCTGCTTTTGTTTCTATTTTAACTTCGTTTTTTTCACTTTGAGTGAAAACTTTTTTTTCTTCAGCAGGTTTAGCCGCTGGTATTTCGTCATCATCTGGATATTCAAAAACAATATCTCCATCTTTTACGTCAGCCATATATTACTCCTTATGCGCGAGTGTAGCCACGAGG